AGAGATGGAAGATGATTGGTGATATATAGTTATGATATCATAACAATTGGTAATGGATCGTAAAGCAAAGACACTATTAAAAGTTGGATTACCACTCGTTATAGTAGTCCAACTTATCTCAATTACATTTTTATTGACGAAGATAAGTAGAGATAAAGCATTCTCCTGTAAAGCAGTTGGTAATTATTTTGTGTGTAGACAAATAAAATTAAAATGATATATAAAGAAAGTGAATGAAGCACAGGTTAGAATGTTGAAGATGGAACCAATTAGAGTAAGATGTCGTGCATGTAATAAAGAAGTAAAAGCACGAGCAGGGAAATCAGTATGTTGTGGATGCACAAATATGACCACAATAAAGGGAGATGTTATATCTGCTGTAGATTTAAGTCAAGTCATTATGTTAAATACTTACTCCGCAAAAGAAGATAGTGGGTTATCAAATGAACAAATTGAATGGCAGAAAGCAAGAAGTAGAAGGAAGATAACTAAGATGGACTTTGAAATAAGGTAATATAAATAACTAAAAAGTAATATATAATGGCTCTAAATTTTCCAAACAGTCCGTCTCTAAATGACTTCTTTGTTGCAGGAGGTCGTAGATGGCAGTGGAATGGAACTGCATGGCAGAGAATACCTGATCCTGGTGCTCAAGGTGTTCAGGGTGCTACGGGAGCAACAGGTGCCCAAGGAGCATCAGGACCTACAGGTGCTCAAGGTGCGACTGCTGCACAGGGTGCTCAAGGTGCTACAGGTTCTACAGGTGCACAAGGTGCAACAGGACCTTCAGGATCTACTGGTTCTCAAGGTGCAACAGGAGGAGCTGGAGCTCAAGGTGCAACAGGATCTACAGGTGCTCAAGGTGCACAAGGTGATGAGGGTAACTTTGGTGGTGCTACATTTTATTATACTTTTGAAGCTAACACCACGAATGCAAATCCAGGTGCAGGAGATTTAAGATTAGATAACTCTACACAAAATGCTGCAACAGGAATTTATATTTGTGATACTGATGAAGATGGTAATGATATAGCATCTTATTTACAAACTATTGATGATTCTACAAGCACAATTAAAGGTCATGTTAAGATATCTAATAAGTTAGATTCAAGTCAATTTATATTATTTACAATTTCAAGTTTAGTAGATAATACTGGTTATTTTGATGTCACAGTAAGTCCTGTAGATTCATCAGCAACAAACCCTTTCAGTGCAAATGAGGATATAATAATCACCTTTGCTAGAACTGGTGATAAGGGAGATACAGGTGCTCAAGGTGCTCAAGGTGCTACAGGTTCAGGTGGATCGGCTGGTGGAACAGGACCTACAGGACCTACAGGTGCTCAAGGTGCTGCAGGTGCTGTTGGTGCACAAGGTGGTACAGGTGCTACAGGTGCTCAAGGTGCAACAGGACCCACAGGACCTACAGGACCCACTGGTGCTCAAGGTGCTCAAGGTCATCAGGGTAATACTGGTGGAGCAGGATCCACTGGTGCTCAAGGTGCTCAAGGAGATAATGCAAATTTAGATATGTCTACTGGTGCTCCAAGCAGTCCAGATGCAGGAGACTTATGGTTTGATACAGATTCTGGAATACTCGCTGCTTATTATAACGATGGTAATAGTAACCAGTGGGTTGAAGTTTCAACAGGTCCTAAAGGAGATACAGGTCCTACAGGTGCTACAGGTGCTCAAGGTGCTCAAGGTTCAACTGGACCAACAGGGTCAACAGGACCTACAGGTGCTCAAGGTAATACAGGATCTACAGGATCTGCAGGTGCTCAAGGTGCATCAGGGGGAACTGGAGCTCAGGGTGCGACAGGTTCAGGAGGAGCAACTGGTGCTCAAGGTGCTCAGGGTGCTACGGGAGCAACAGGTGCTCAGGGTGCTGCTGGTGCTCAAGGTGCTGCAGGTGCTCAGGGTGCTGCGGGTGCTCAAGGTGCAACTGGATCCACAGGACCTACAGGACCTACTGGTAACACTGGTGCACAAGGTGCAGCAGGACCAACAGGTGCTCAAGGTGCAACAGGACCTACAGGACCAACTGGTAATACTGGTGCTCAAGGGGCTGCTGGTGCTCAAGGTGCTGCAGGTGCTCAAGGTGCGACAGGTTCTACAGGACCTACTGGTAACACTGGTGCACAAGGTGCAACAGGACCAACAGGTGGAACAGGACCAACAGGTGCTCAAGGTGCTCAAGGTCATCAAGGTGCTGGTGGTGGAACAGGACCAGGTGGATCAACAGGTGCACAAGGTGCAGCAGGACCTACAGGACCTACAGGTTCTCAAGGTGCAACTGGATCTACAGGTGGAACAGGACCAACAGGTGCTCAAGGTTCAGGAGGACCAACTGGAGCTCAAGGTGCGACTGGATCTACAGGTGGAACAGGACCAACAGGTGCACAAGGTGCAACTGGACCTACAGGTGGAACAGGACCCACAGGACCTACAGGTGCTCAAGGTAGCACAGGACCCACAGGACCAGGTGGATCAACAGGTGCTCAAGGAGCAACAGGATCTACAGGTGGAACAGGACCAACAGGTGCTCAAGGAGCAACAGGATCTACTGGTGGTACAGGAGGAACTGGAGCTCAAGGTGCAACAGGACCAGCTGGCCCAAATATAAACATCGCTTCAGACGTTTATCCCTCCAGCGATAGTGTATATGATCTTGGAACAGCTTCCAGAAGGTGGGATAGAGTTTATCATGATATGCCTTACTTTCATGCTATGGGTACTGTAGGTAATGCAAACTTCAATAGCAACCAGACTATGGTCTTTGGAGGTCAGAATTTAGATCAGGGTGGTGGATACAACCAAAGTAATGGAATATACACATGTCCAATCAAAGGATTATACTACTTTCATATGTCACTTTATAATAATGGTCAAGCAACTTTTGCTTTCTCTAAAAATGGAGCATCGCAAAACACTCAAATTTATGATGGTGCTGACGCTGCACCATTGTTCTTTGCTAATCAGGCAAGTTTTCAATTCGGAATATCCATAATAGTTGAAATGAACGCAAATGATACTATGAGAGTAAAAGCTAGATCTGGTCAGGCTCCCACTCAGACATATATGGGTCACTCAACATTCTTCGGTATGTGCTTGGCTGCTAAATAGTTAAAAAATTACTTGTTATGATTCATACAAGCATTACAGTAGGGTTAACTACTGGACAATATCTAGCATTTCAGTGTTATACTGATGACCCACAAGACTGGTTAGAAAACGCTGCACATGAAGCTTGTCGAAGAAGTTACATAGATATCAAAAGCACGTATTCAAATTACAAATTAGATAAGGAAGAAGCAATTACAGCGATTGGATCGACTGCAATTATCAATGCAGCAATTTCAGAAAAAGTTGTAATAAATCACGTTACTAATGAGGGTGGATTAGCTGGAATTGCAGTCACTATGCTAAAAAAAGATGATAGTGAAAGTTAATATTTAAATTATTTTATTAATTATGAAATTTTCTGATTTTATCTATGTCGTAGATGGTTCTTTGACGCAAGATTTTTGCAAAGGAGTAATTGAAAAATTTGAGCAGGATCCTGTAAAAGGACCTGGTCAATGTGGTACAAAAAAGGGAAATGTTAACACAAAGATAAAAAAATCCATAGATTGTTATATAAGCAATAAAATAAACTGGTCACAGGAGCATAATTTACTTGCAACAAAGGTTAATGAGCATACTCTTGAATATGACACTAGTAACCCAGTAAAGGAAATTATACCATATCCAAATCAACTTAGAGTTGAAGACGAGGAATTAAATCTAAATATTTTTGATGAAGGAATTCACAATACGGGATTTCAAATACAAAAAACAAAACCTGGTGATTATTTTAACTGGCATCATGATTTTGCAACGAATCCAAGAGGTGCTAGGATACTAACATACATGTGGTATTTGAATACTCTAGAAGATGAAGATGATGGATATACAGAATTTTTGGATGGAACTAAAATTCAACCAAAGACAGGAAGATTTGTATTGTTTCCTTCTTGTTGGACTTTTTATCATAGGGGATTCCCTCCTAAGAAAGACAAATATATTTGCACTGGATGGATTTACCAAAATTTTCCAAAAAATGTAATTGATGAAATCAAAACATAATAACTTGACGATAGACTTGTAAACTAAGTATAATATAGATACTAAAACCTTAATGTGATACCATGATCAAAACATTAATCACAGAATTCCCTATAACTGATGTTCCTATAGAGAGAAGCATTAGTAAGGAAAAGATAAACAAATACGCATATACTAAAGAAGAAGTAGATGCACTAATCGCTGATGCTGTAAAAGAGGCAGTTGCTGAAGCAAGAAAAATTGATGAAGAGTCAATGGCGAAGCACAATCGTGAAGCTACAGTTATCAGTATGATTCTCGGATTTACAACTCTCGCATTATTTGTTGATGGACTTCTTAGAATGTTAGGTATCATCCCACCATTCATGGATCTTGATGTCAATATTTTAGATAAGATAGAAACTGATATTATAGATAGAATCAAACAAGTTCCAATACAAAGAATTTTGCAATCGGGTTTCAGATAATTACTTGACTACAGGTAAACTATGCCTTATAATAGGGTATATACAATTTTATTATGATTGAAGTACTTGTACAGAATGAACCATACAGGTATGTGAAGATGCCTGATCTACTTGATAATGGTCAACCAGACTATCGTATACAAAAGTGGAACAACCACAACGGTTATAAAGATATGTACCTTTGTGATAACTTCATGCAGTTAAAAACTGCGATTGATGATTTTGAATACACCAAATGGTTAGATCCTGCAGGTGTGCCTTGCTACGTACATGATGTCTAAAGTTGCTTTAATTACTGGTATTACAGGACAGGACGGTTCCTACCTTGCAGAACTTCTATTGGAGAAGGGATATGAGGTTCATGGAATCGTTCGTCGTGCTTCATTGATTAATACTCATAGAATAGATCACATATATGAACAGATTAAACTTCATTATGGAGATCTAACAGATGCGATGAGTATTACAAATCTCATCCAAGATATAGAACCAGATGAGATTTATAATTTAGGTGCACAAAGTCATGTAAAAGTTTCCTTTGAGATACCAGAATATACAGCACAGGTAGATGGTCTAGGAACACTTCGTGTTTTAGAGGCAGTTAGATTGTTAGGTATGGAGATGAAAACTCGTGTATACCAAGCGTCTACATCTGAACTATATGGATTAGTTCAAGAGGTTCCTCAGAAGGAGACCACACCTTTTTATCCACGTTCACCATACGGTGTTGCTAAACTATATGGATATTGGATCCTTAAAAATTATCGTGAAGCATATGGATTACATGCAAGCACAGGTATATTATTTAATCATGAGTCTCCAAGAAGAGGTGAGACATTTGTAACAAGAAAGATCACACGAGGATTATCTAGGATTTCTGTTGGTGAACA